GGCGCACGATGATCGCTCTGCAAAGAAATCCAAGTATTGAAAACGCATTATCATGAATTCTCGCGGTCCACTTCCGCAACCAGATAGCCGTCGCGGACTCAACGGCACGAACGGCGCAGCTGCCGAGTTTATTCAAGAACACGTCGAGTGTCCATCCTGGCTGCCGAAGAAAATGCGCGCCGATTTCACGGCGCTGATCGACAAGCAGCACGCCGCTGGCGTCGGCACGCGATCCGCTGACGCTGACATGTTCGCGCAGTATATCGTCCTACTGCACGACTTCCGAGCCGCGGACGATGCCGAGGAGCGCCAGAAGGCGCGGCGCGTCATGGCGGGCCTAGAAGATCAGCTCGTGATAGGCGAGCGGGCGCGGCAGCGGGTGGGGATTCGCGGAAAGAAAGTGCAGGCCAAAGGAAAGCTCGCGCTGATGCTTGAGCGTAAAAATGGCACCACGGGCGGAGAATAGCGAGATTTACTGGGACCAGCCGGCGGTTGATAAGGCCGTAGACTTCATCGAGTGCCTGACGCTCACCAAGGCCACGAAATCCCAAAAGCCTGAGCCATTCACGCTTCTCCCGCACAGCAAAGAAATAGTCTCACAGGTCTACGGCTGGCGGTGGCGCAAGAATGGGCGCCGCGTGATTGAGAAGGTCTTCGCCTCATTCGGCCGCAAGCAAGCAAAGACGCAGACGGCGGCCGGAATTGTAGTCTACGAGTTCTTCATGGGTGACGAGCCCATGCACGAGATATACTTTGCTGCCACGGCAGCGGAACAAGCCTCGCTATGCTATCGGGCGGTGCTTGACATGATCCTGGCGGACCCGGAACTCTCCGCCCTCTGCAAGATCACCGACTCTATCCGGCGCATCGTCAACGTCGCCAACGGCAATGAGCTAAAGGTTCTCAGCGCCGACGGGAAAAAGCAGCACGGGCTTAACCCATCGCTGACTGTCAGGGACGAGCTCCACGCTTGGGGACCACCGGAACAGGAGCTATCCGACGCGCTGACAACCGGCTCGATGTCGAGGGCTAATCCGCTTGATATCATCGTCACCACCGCCGGCTCCGACATGGAAACGATTTGCGGGCGCGAATACGCCTACGCAAAGCGGGTTCTATCCGGTGACATCGACGATCCAAAGTATCTGCCGATCATCTACGAAGTTCCGCGCGAGGCGGACTGGACAGATCAAAACCTCTGGCCTTTAGCGCTACCGCTACTCAAGACTGGCCACCACGACCTAGAGCGATATCAGGCGGAGTTCAAGAAGGCGCAACTAGAGCCGTCCGAGCAAAACAAGTTCCGGCGCCTCTACCTCAACCAGTGGACCTCTGCGGAAACCCAGTGGATACCGCTGCAACAATGGGACGAATGCCTTGCTCACGTACCAGACGAAGAACTTGACGGCGCAGACTGCTGGGCCGGGCTTGACCTCGGAACAACCGGCGATTTCACGGCTACCGCGCTGGTATTCAGGCTCCGCGATGGCCGCGTTGCTCTCCGCGTCTGGTGCTACGTACCAGACGAAACGCTTGACGAGCGGCAACGGCGCGACGGCATCAACTACCGCTACTGGACCGAGCGCGGCTGGATGCGAACGACAGCCGGCAAAACGACCGATCAGGGCGAAGTGTTCCGGCATATCGCCGAACTCCACGCCCGATACCAGATCAAAACCCTAGCGTTTGACCGATGGCGCGCAAAGTACGTGGCCGAGAAGTGCGAGGAAATCGGCATCGCAATGATGGAGTTTGGGCAGGGCTACGCCTCCATGAGCCCGGCCATTGAACGGTTTGAAGACCTCGTTTACAACCACCGTCTACTACAAGACGGTAACCTATGCCTGCGCTGGAACATGGATTGCGCGCAAGTCATGAACGACCCAGCAGGAAACAAAAAGATCGTGAAACCAAAGACTCACCAGAAGCAAAAACACGTTGACGCATCCGTGGCCTCGGTCATGGCGGTGGCGGCTATGTGCCTTGCTGACGTGGTGGACGACCCGTATTCCAAGGGGCACACGGCGGTAACCATTTGATCGGATTTCTTCGCAAATCGGCCGAAGCAGCTGCCTCCCTCTGGTCGTCCGCGTGGTACTCGCGCAACGGATTCGCCCGCATGGCGCAGTTATTGGGCGGGGAGCGCACAGCCGCAGGCGAGATGATTAACGTCGAGCGCGCCATGCGTTGCGCTGCCGTGTACATCTGCACGCGCGCTGTCACTGAGCCGCTGGCGTCGATGCCACTTCCAATCCTGCGGAAGAACGGCGAGAATACCGAGATTCTCCGCAATGAGCCGCTGTGGAAGGCGTTTAATCAGCGGGCCAACAATTACCAGACGGCGAAGAACTTTCGCCGCGTCCTGAGCCATCACGCGCTGAACTACGGCGACGGGTTCGCCCGCATCGACCGCCGCGGTGCCGGGCCCGAGGCCGACGCCTACGCCTTCCATATCATCCACCCCTCAAACTTCGTCAAAAAAGACATCGTGCGCGGGGATGCGGAGTATGTATTCCGCGACAGCAAAGGACTGGAAGAAGTCCTGAAAAATCATCAGGTCATGCACCTGATGAACTACAGCGACGACGGCTTGACCGGCATCGGCGCGATTGAGTGTGCAAAAGAACCGATTGCACAGGCGCTGGCAATTGAAGCCTACGGTGCCACGTTCTTCGGGCGCGGCGGCCTAAAGGCTGGCTTGCTGAAAAAAGTGGTACCGTTTCGCACTGACGAGGACCGCAAACGGTTTGACAAGGATTGGCAAGAGAAGTACCGCCAGGGACGTGACGGCTTCCACAAAAACCTCTTGGTCGAGGGCGACTGGGACTACAAGCCCATTGGTTCCGATCCGACGGAGGCGCAGTTGGTCGAGGCACGCTCCGCCATGGTGCCTGAAATCGCCCGTTTCTACGGGCTGACCCCGCACCTTGCCGGCGACCTTAGCCGCGCGCATTTCGCCAACGTCGAGCACCTTTGGATTGAGTTCCTGAACATCACGGAAGCGCCGTGGATGGTTGCATGGGAGCAGGAGATTCACCGCGTAGTCTTGACTGAGCGCCAGCGCGACGCGGGCTACTACGCGAAGCACAACACCGCCTCTTTCATGCGGGGCGATTTCGAGGCTCGTATGCGGGCCTACGCCACGCTCCTGCAAAACGGCATAGCTTCCATCAATGAAACCCGCGCGCTCGAGGACTGGGATCCAGTCCCAGGTGGCGAGGCGCATCACATTCAGTTGAATATGCAGACGGTTCCCGGTACCGGCGAGCCGACCGTAAGCGAACGGGCAACGCTCGTAAAAGTATCCGAAGGGAAGCCGAAGGCATGAATCAATATCTCGACTGTGAATTGAAAGAGATCGCCGAAGATGGCACCTTCCGCGGCATCGCGTCCGTCTACGGTGCCGAAGACCTTGGCGGGGATGTCATCAACAAGGGCGCATTCACCAAAACCATCCAGGAAAACCCGAACATCGTCATTCTGTGGCAGCACGACGCCCGCGAAGTCATCGGGACGGGCACGGTCAAGGAATGGCAGGGCAAGATCATGCTTGACGGCAAGCTAGACCTTGAAGACCCGATGGGCCAAAAAGCCTATAAAAAGCTCAAAAATCGCATGATTAAGGGCCTTTCTATCGGGTTTCAGGCCATCAAGATATCGTGGAAGGACATTGAGGGCCGCGCGGTGCGGCATATTGAGGAGTTGAAACTGTGGGAGGTGTCCGTAGTGACTTTCCCCATGCTGCCATCCGCCCAAGTCACCAGCGTAAAGAACGCCGACGAATTACAGCAGCGCATTGACGCGCTGGAAACGAAATTGAAGGCACTGGAAGAGGCGAAGCCAGCCACTCCAGCCGCCGAGCCGCCTATCGAGCCGGTCGTTGACCACTCGCGGGTATCTCAAAAGCTCACCGAACTCCGCGAGCTTTTCAACCGCTAACCCTAGCGCATCCCGCGCCATGACATCCGCCACCGAGCGGAAGGAGAACGCATGTCCCAAGAAATTGAACAGCAGCTTACGGGCCTTCAGAAAGATCTGACTGGCTTCATCGGCAAGTACGAGGCCGAGCGCAAGGAATTTGGCACCGCCACCAGCGAAACCAAGGGCCTCATCGAGAAGATTCAGCAGCGCATTGACTCGCTGGATCAAAAGATGGTCCAGTTGCCGACGCGGCACGAAACGAAGACCCTCGTGGAAGCGCTAAAGGAGTCCGATGACCTCCAGCGGCTTATCCGTGACGGCAAGAAGGGTAACGCCCACGTCAAACTGGACGGCGCCGCCGCCGATGAGCTTTTGAGCGGCAAATCCACGATCACTTCGTCCACCGTCGGTTTTCCGACGGCCGGTGTGATGCCCGAGGAGCGCGGCCGGTACGTGCAGGAAGCCCGCAAGCCGCTTCGCATGCGTGATGTCATCCCGGCCCGCGGCACAGTTCTTCAGCAGATCAGCTGGCCGAAGGCGAGCATCACTGGCACGAAGGCATCTCCGGTCGCTGAAGCCGCGGCGAAACCGTTGAACACCTACGACCCGGCCATGGTTACCGAGCGGGTTAAGACCATCGCCACCTACTTCGACGCTGGCCGCCAGGTTCTCGAGGACTGGACGGAACTGGAAGGAATCCTCCGCAGCCTCGGATCCTACAAGGTCAACGCGGAAGAGGACACGCAGATCCTCTTCGGCGCCAACACGGGCGAGAATTTCAACGGCCTCACCACTCAGGCGCAGGCGTGGAGCCTTTCCTATCTGACGGCTGGCGACGGCTACAAGTATTTCGACATCGTGGCCGGTGCCATCAATCAGATCGCCGACGATGACGAACTGGACCCCTCATTTGTGGTCGTCCATCCGACCGACTGGTGGAAGATGCGGCGCACGAAGGACAGCACGGGCCAATACATCCTCGGCAACCCGCAGGAAATGGTCGCGCCGTCGCTGTGGGGCCTGAACGTCATTCCGACCACACAGATGACGCAGGGCTACTTCGTCGTCGGCAATGGCACCGCCCAGGGCGCCGAACTTCGCGACCGCATGGGCGTTGAGGTCATGATCTCGACGGAGCACGCGAGCAACTTCACTAGCAACCTCGTCACGATCCGCATTGAAAAGCGGTCCTGCCTTTGCGTGTATCGCCCGAACGCTTACGTGTACGGCGCCTTCACGCAGTCTCCCGCGTAGTTCTCTCTCCTGACAATGGGGCGGCTCTTCCGCCCCTATTTTTCCATGGAACTCATCGCACAAAAACCGATTTACCTCGGAGGCGGAAACCGCGTGCTACCCGGCGAGCGGTTTTCCGTCCCGAGCCCCGCAATCGCCAACGATTTCGTCAGTTCCGGCCGTGCGTCATTCGCCGCATACGCCGCGCCAGTATCTACCACGCAAGCCGGGCTGGTTTCATGCATCATGCCGACGAAAAACCGGCGAGAGTTTATTCCGCGCGCCATCGCGTGCTTTCTGGCGCAGACCTATCCACTGAAAGAACTGGTCATCCTCGACAACGGCGAGCCAATCGCCGATTTAGTGCCGAAAGACGACCGAATCCGGTACATGCGACTTAATTCGATGCAGCCGACCGGGCAACTCCGCAACTTCTGCTGCCAGATGGCAAAAGGCGAGTTTATCGCCCACTGGGACGATGACGATTGGAGCCATCCGCTAAGGCTGGAGGAGCAAGTCGCCGCCATCGGAGAAAAACAGGCTACGGGCTATAATTCTATCCTTTTCGACGGTCCGCAGAACGAAGTCTACGTCTATGCCGGCGCGAAGAATTACGCTCTTGGCACATCGCTCTTGTATCGCCGCTCCTGGTGGGAGCAATCAAAGTTCGCGGCCTTGAAGGTTGGCGAGGATAACGACTTCGTGAAAAAAGCCACGCCGTTTATGAGTTTCGCCGATGGTACCGGGCGAATCGTAGCGCGAACGCACGCTACAAACACCTCGCCCCGGCAAACAAAAACCGCTGAGTGGAAAAAGGCAAGCGCCAGCGCGCTGCCGGAAGGATACACCCGTTGAGCGTCTGGTTCTGCATCCCTTCGAAAAAGCCCGCCGCCGAGGCTCAAGAGTGCGTTGATATGTGGCGCGCGATGGGCTATTCCGTCGCCCTCTGGCGCGATATCGGCGATGACCTCGTGGACTGTGATTACATCCGCTATGGCGAGTATCCAGGCTACGCCAAGGCCGTCAACGCGCTGGCTAAAGACGTGCTGGCCTACGATACGGCGTGCGATTGGATCGTGACGGGCGGCGACGATACGGAACCGGACCAGAACAAGCGAGCGGATGTGATTGCGGCTGAGTGCTTGGAGTATTTCAACACGCACATCACGCTGCTAATTCACTCAATCACCATCAATGGTACATACGGCGTCATGCAGCCAACGGGCGACCGCTGGGGCGCAGAGCGCGGCGGGACAGCCTACATCGACCGGATCGCCGGCTCTCCGTGGCTCGGGCGCGAGTGGTGCCTGCGAGCGCACAAGGGCGCCGGGCCGATTCATCCAGACTTTTTTCACATGTTCGAGGACGAATGCCTCCGCGGCGCGGCGGTATCGCAAGGCGTTTACTGGGAGCGCCAGGACCTCATCCACTACCATCGCCATTGGGCGCGCGAAAAAGGGCATGGAGGCGTGCCGTGGTACCTCAAGACCGCCAACGGCCAGAGCCACTGGAACGAGGCAAAGGCAATCTTTGAGCGCATCAAGCGCGGCGGGTTTGCGGAGTGCTTGCCAGCGTGAATATCCTCGCAACCTTCGGCGGAAGTGCCTACGACCGTAGCACCGCAAAGACCGTCGAGCGCGCGCCGCGCATGGGTGCCGACCGGGTTCTGGTCTACGACGACAAGTGGCTCACTGAACAGCCACTATGGCAAGATTCGAGATTTCAGTACCTCCTGAAGCACCGCGGCGTAGGTAATCGCAACGGCGGCCGCGGGCTGGGCTGGTTCGCATGGAAGCCCTATGTCATCGCCGACGCTCTGAACCGCTGCGACGATGGCGACGTCGTTCTCTACCTCGACGCGGACACCTACCCAATAGCCGATTTCCGCATGTTATTCGACATTTGCCGACGCGACGGCGGGCAGATGGCTTTCATGGCGACCGGCGCGACGCAAGCCCTCCGCAATGGCGACTGGAACAAGCGAGATTGTATGATTGCGATGGGGATGGATGAGCCGGAGTGGCTCGATAAAGGCACCGCCGTAGCCCGGTTCATGCTGTTTCAAAAGGGCGCGGCGGGAGTGGCTGAATTTATCGAGGAGTGGCAGGAGTGGTGCCTCGATCCGATTTGTCAGACATTTGAGCCGTCTGTGTTGGCGCCGGATCATCCCGGCTTCCGGGAGCATCGGACAGAGCAGGCGATTTACACCAACCTCGTCCACCGCAAGGGCCTGAAACTCTACCGCGAGCCGTGCGAGTTTGGCGCGAAGTGCCAACAGGACTGGGATTTGTACCCGCAACTGTTCAGTCAAGTGTATGAGGGTGGCGTGAAGTCGCTGAACGGGAGCCGATTCCGAAATGTATAGCCAACACGGCGAAGATGAGCTGATCCTCAAGCACGTACCCGCCACCGGGCGCTTTCTCGACATCGGCGCGTTCTGGCCGAAGGATCTCAGTAACACCCGCCTCCTCTACGAGCGCGGCTGGTCCGGCGTGATGATTGAGCCATCGCCAGGGCCGATGCGCCGGCTGATCGACGCCTACGGTTACGACGAACGGATCACGCTGGTTCAGGCACTCATCGGCTCCGCTAACGGGCTTCGGCGCTTCGAGGTAACCGACGACGCGGTAAGCACCGATAACGCCGCTGTGCGGGCGCTGTGGGCCACGGAAGGGCAATATGTGGGGGCTGTCTATGTCCCTATGTTGACGCTGCACGATCTTATCAACCAGTTCGGCGGATTCGACTTTGTGAACATCGATGCCGAAGGCGGCAGCGTGGCGCTATTCGATAAGCTACTGGCGACGCCGATGGTTCCCCGGTGCATCTGCGTCGAGCATGACGGCGATGTGGTGGCCGTCGAGCGCATGGCGCGCAAAGCTGGCTATCAGGTGGCGATCAGCAACGAGACTAATACGGTGGTGTATCGGTGAACCTGACCGCGATCATGCCCGCCCGCAATGAGGGGTGGGTGATCGGCCTTACCGCCCGCGCGGTGCTGATGTGGTGCGATTCGTTGATCGTCCTAAACCACGCGAGTGATGACGACACGGGCGACATAATCGACGCCATCTCCAATGAGCATCCCGGCCGAGTGTTTGAAATGCGCGAATCTTCGCCGGAATGGCGCGAGATGCACCACCGCCAGTCACTCCTCGAAGCTGCGCGGGCCATGGGTGCCACTCACATCGCCCCGGTAGACGCCGACGAACTACTCAGCGCCAACCTAATCGACGGAATCCGCGGGCAAATAGAACGACTGGTGCCAGGCCAATTTAACGGAATCCCGATGAAGAATCTGCACCGCTCCATCAACCAGTACCGGGCGGATAACAGCCCGTTCGGCTCGCAAGCTGGCACCATGCTTGCCTTTGCCGACGCGCCACACGTAGCGTGGAAGCCCACGAACGGTTACGACCACCACCAACGCTCGCCGCACGGCTCTAAGATGGGCCATATGATCCGGTGCGAGGGTGGGCTTCTGCATCTACAGTTTGCGTCATGGCGGCGGCTTTTGGCGAAACACGCGGCCTATAAATGCATGGAGCGAGTCAAGTATCCAGCAAAGTCGGTTCAGCAGATCGACCAAACCTACAGTCTCGCGCCGAACGAAGCAGGGCTACGGCTGGCCGACGTACCGGCATCATGGCTAGACCGATACGCACCGCTGATACACCACTTAGATCTCGACCGGGAGCCCTGGCACACGGGCGAAGTTCGGCGGCTGGTCGGTGAGTATGGCCGCAGCTATTTCGAGCCAATGAACCTTTTCGGAGTCGCATGAACGCACGCCTAAAACTTACGGTATCCTCGCCGGTCCAGACCTTCACGGAACCTCTGTCAGTGTCAGAGGCCAAGGAGTTCTGCGAAATCCCGGCCGCCGATACCACGCGGGACACGCTCATCGGCGCACTAATCACCGCCGCGCGTGAAGTCGCGGAACTACGCCAAGGCCGTGATCTCGTCGGCAAGCAGTGGGACTTGACCGCCGACTGCTTCCCGTGCGGTGCCTTCCAACTTCGCGAAAACCTTTCTTCGGTCGATCTCCTCCGCTACCGGGATTCGAGCGGCAGCTATACGACATTGACCGAAAACACGGATTACATCGTCGATACCTCCGATTTCCTCGTTACCCCGCCCTACGGGGAGAGCTGGCCGACGTTCACGGCGTGGCCGACGAGCGCGGTTCTACTGCGCTATACCGTCGCCCCGCCCGCCGTGGATACCCAAGTGTTGCTTGGTATGCGCTTCCTGATCTCCCAGTGGTACGTTAACCGGGTGCCCGCGGAACTCGGGGCATCCAACGTCCAACAGTATCCGTTCGCGCTGGGCCTTTTAGACCATGGCCGCGTGGAGCGTGTGTGATGTTTGGGCGGCAAAAAAGCAAGCACAACCCCGGCAAGTTCCGCTGCTCATTGACGCTGCGGGCCTCCACTGGAGCGCAGGGTGAAGGCGGCGATTTCCAGCCGGATTGGACATCCTCGCCCGCCATTGGTGTCGCCGTCCATGGCTGCTGGCGGCAAGCTACGCAACGCGAAAGCGTGATGGACGGCGGCAAGTATTCCGGTGCCTCTGGCGTTTGGGAGGTGCCATGGGTGCCGAATATAACGACCGAGCACCGGGTGGAATTTGGCGCGCGGCTATATCGAATTGTGGGCATTGAGAATCTGGACGAGCGAAACCGGGAGTTACATCTCTACTGCGTCGAAGATGAGGGCGCGCGTGGGGTGAACGGATGAGACTGCAAGAGTGCTTGGTTCGGCAACTTCAACTTTCAACCACCGCCACCTACGCAATCGTTGGCACGAAGGTCTTTTGGTCGATCACCGCCAAAGACCCTAACCCGCCGTTCGTCCGTATCCGCAAAGTCGGGCATCGCCCGCTAACGAATGGGCTTCAATCGCGGCGGCTGCCGGCGGAAATGGCAATTGAGGCCGTCGCCTACGCGAAGTCGCAAGAGGCCGCGGCGGACCTCGCCGACGCCATCGCAGCCGACCTCATCAACTACAACGGGCTGATGCCTTCAACTTCGCCAGCCACTTCCGGGGCGCTACACGTCAACGGCATTCAGCCGGGCAGCGAAGAAGACCTTGTGTCAGAAGAGGCCCTAGCCTTGAACATTTTTGCGGAATCGCGGGAGTATCTAGTCCGCTACCGCGAAGCATAATCGACCGTCGTGAGATGGGCGAAAACCGGGGACCGTCGTGAGATGGACTCCTAAGACCAATCAACTACTGCCGCGAGGCAGAAGGAGCAAATATGCCTTATTCCCCCTCTGCGGTCGCAGGTCGGGTACTTTCCGTTTCGGCTTCCTCGCCGATTTCCTACGCCGAGGTGCCCGGCATCGAAGCCCTTCAGTATTCTGGCGGTGCCAAAAACCGCATCAACGTGACGACCATTTCCGACGAAGCGGAAAAGAGCGTCCCTGGCCGTCGCGGATCCGCCACCCTGGCCTTCAACCTGTTCTACGATCCGGCCTGGGCCACCCATCAATCGCTCCTCGCCAACTTCAACCTCGGCGACGGCACGCAGTTGGCCTTCCAGGACGTGATGGACGACGCGGGCGACAAAACCCGCACCTTCACCGGCTACGTCGAACAGTGGGACGAAACGGCCGACCGTGACGGTGCCAACATGGTTTCGGTTGTGATCCGCGTTGACGGCGACTTCACCGACACCCCTTAATCTTTATGCAAAACCCCATCAACCCTCCGCTGGTGGTGCCGTTCCAGGGCAAGACGTATAACTGCGATCTTGTCCTGGCGGCACTGCCGCAAATCGAAGGCGAACTCAACATCGGCATCCTCTGCCCGACGGCGGATAGCCTATGGGCAAAACCGGAGTTCTTTCAACGGGCCGTGCTTCTGTACTGCTTGCTGAAATCCACGAAGATCCCCGGCCTCTCCCTTGCCCGCTGCTCTGCGGAAGTCGTCGGGCCGAACGCGCTACGGCTCGCCGAAATCATCAAGGAAGCCGCCGAACGGCTTCAACCGCAGGTCATGTCGCTGAATAACATGCTGCCGCCGCCTGACGCCAACGAACGCCCTACGGACGCTCAGAGTATTGGTCAAGACTCTGGGCAATCGGAAAGCTAGTCCTTCACATCCCGGAGTCAGAGTTCTGGTCGCTGACTCCGGGCCAACTTGCCGACCTCATCGAGATTCATCGGCAAATCAACCACGTACCAGAGCCAAAAAAGGACACGCCAGATGGCCGCACGCCGCGCCGGAAAGTTCGCCGTTGAAGCCCGAAACCTTCGGGAGTTAAAGGCGACCTTTCGCAGCGTGGCGGCTTCCGTTTCAGGCGAGCAAAACAGCGGACTTCTGAAATACGTAGGCATCGCCATCCAGGACGCCTACGCCGCCGCCGCAAGGCTGATCCGTGATCGAGCGCGTTCTAACGCGGCCAGTGGTGGCGCGCCAAAACGGCTCTACTCCGGTGCCCGCCCTGCTATCTTCTCCTTCGCTGACTTCAAGGCCGGGAATACTGACAAGCGTAAACGGTCGTCTCTAGTCGGCGTCCGCACTGGACTATCTACGCGGTCGCGCGACCCGAATTTGTTCGTGCAGTGGCACCCGAAATCGGGCCAGCGGCGCGACGGCTCACGGCTGCAAAGCGGCGGCCTCTCGATGTCCCTCGCCGCCCTTTTTGAGCGTGGCACAAAAGACCGGCGCATCCGGCCGCTCCGCTATTTCCGCTCGGCCATCTTCGCCACGCGGGGCCAAGTCATCGGCATGTTGACCCGCGCCTATCAGGCGGCGGGCGCAAAGATCAACTCCCTTAAATAAATGTCATCCCTCGTATTCCGCATTACCGGCGATCCAGCCTCCTTTAAGGCGGCTATGGGCGAGGTGTCGGGTTCGCTCGATGCCGCGGGCCGCAAAGCTACACTCGTCTCTGACGTGTTCGGGCGCATGGGCTCCGCAATGACGCTCGGGATTACCGTCCCTGCCGTTGCGGCGGGAGCCGCGGTCATCAAAGCCGCTGCGGACATGGACAGCCTGAAGCGCGGACTCACTGCCGTAGCTGGCTCCAGCGAGGAAGCGCAGAAACAACTCGTCCGGCTGAAGGAAGTAGCCAAGCTGCCCGGATTGGGCTTTAAAGAGGCCATCCAGGGCTCGATCAGCCTCCAAGCAGCCGGGTTCTCCGCGCAACTCGCCGAGCGCAGCCTGAAGGCATTTGGCAACGCGCTCGCCACCGTCGGCAAGGGGAAGGCCGACCTCGATGGCGTAGGGCTAGCGCTGTCTCAGATTGCCTCGAAAGGCAAGATTAGCGCCGAAGAAATCAACCAGCTAGCCGAGCGGGTACCGCAAATCCGCGCCGCGATGAAGGCGGCTTTCGGCACAGCCGATACTGAGGTACTGCAAAAGGCTGGCATCGGCGCGCAGGAGTTTACTGAGAAGGTCGTGCGCGAGCTGGAAAAGCTCCCGCAGGTGACTGGCGGCGTTAAAAACGCCATGGAAAACCTGTCGGACGCGGTGAATCAAAGCGCCGTGCGCATCGGCGAAAAGCTACTGCCGACGGTCGAGGCTGTTCTACCGAAACTGGAGAGCATGGTCGGCGTAGCGGCTGATCTGGTTGACGGTTTCGTTAAACTGCCCGGCCCAGTGCAAAACACGGCGCTGGCAATCGGCGGGCTGTTACTGGTCGCTGGCCCTGCATCGAAGGCCATTGCACTTATCACGGAGTCGCTCGTAGCTGCGCGGGCGGCCTATCTGGCGTTCGCTGCCGTCTCCGGTTCCGGCGCTGCGGTAACCGCTCTATCTGCCTCGGCAGCATGGGCTGCGAAAAATGCCGTGGCGATGCGCGGAATTGTAGCTGTTGCGCCGAGCCTAGCATCCGGCCTAACGGCAGTCGGAGCCGCCGCTGGCGTTGCTGGAGGTGCCGCTGCTGGCGTGCTGGTTTACGGCTTGAACAACTCCGCCTCCGCCATGCGTGAGCAAAAGAAAGCGGCTGACGAATCAGCTGCAAGCCTGCGCCGCATCAATGATCGCTTCTATGAGAACGCCCCGGCGACAAAGGGAGGGTATGAAGCGCTCGTAGGTTTCACGCGCTCTCTCGCTGACTCCAAAAAGCCAGCGGAAGAACATGCGATCAACCTGAATAAAATCGGCATCGCGTCCGCCTCGATGGCTAACGTCATCAAGGTGACCTCCGTCGCCATGCGTGACGCCAACGGCGAACTCTCGAAAACCTCTTTAGTCTACGTCGAGATGCTGGAGCGGACGAAGGCCGCGCTGGGCAAGGTTAAGGACGTGATGTACGAATACATCACCGCCGGCACCCTCATTGGCAAAACCATCGACACCCACCCGGCTATTCTCGACGCAGCCACACTGGGCGCGCAGGAGTACGTGGCGCAGCTCGGCAACATCCGGCGCGAGCTGGAGAACATGCCCGCGCCGCGCGTCGAAACCGTCAATGGCGGCAACCTCCGCCGCGGCTCAGTCTTCGAGACGGATGACATTCTCGGATCGTCATCCTCGCGAAATCAGGCGCAGCGCGTGGCGCAAGCCGAAGCCGATCTCGCGCGCATCAAACAACTCAACGCCGAAGGCAAAGCCACCGGCAACGACGTTATCACCGCGCAGCAAAACCTGAAGAAAGCACTGGAAGAAACCGGGCGCGCGGCCACCACCAGCGGGGCCCGGCAAGTAGGCGCGTTGCGGCAGGTATCCACGATCCTAACCGACCTCTCGCGCGGCATCGCCAACGCGGGCGTCGGCCTGCTATTCGACCGCCCGAAGGTGGACGCGCAGGCGTTCCGCGACGAGATTAAAGGACTGGAGGCCGACATTGAACGCTTGACTTCCGCGCAAGGGCAGATGAGCGAAGAGACGGCACGGCTCAAGGACGAGGAGTCGAAGCTCCTGGCCGCTCAGGTTAAAGGGCACAACGTCACGGCACAGCTAGCCGTGGTTCGTGCGAAGATCGTGGAGTCCGAAAAGAAAGGCACTGAGGCGCTGACCGAGGCGCAGAAGAAACTGGCCGACGCCAACAAGCGCATGGCCGAGGAACTGCATAAGGCATCCTTCGGCTTCCGCGCTTTGGAGGCCGGCAAGGCGATTATCGAGGACTTGGCTAAGTCGATTGTGCGGACGCTGATTGAAGGCGCGCTCAAGGATCTAAGCAAAAGCCTGCTCGATGTCGGAGGTTTATTTGGGAAGGTCTTTAGCGGTGGTACTGGAGTAATAAAGTCTGCCGTGCCGGGCGTTACGGCCGTTGGCTTAGAGAATGGCGGACTCGGCAATCTACCGGGGCTAGGGGGAGCGGGAGCATCGGTCGGCTCGTCGGCCGCAAGCGGTGTTGCTGGTATCGTTGGCGCTGTCGGCTCGGTCGTCTCCGCGATTTCCGGCGTTGTTTCGAACTTCCAGTTCGCACACATGAACACCGCACTAGGCCGCATTGAGGAATCCACGCGGTACCTGAAAATCTACACAGGGGAGCAATCGCAAAGCCTGCTGTGGTGCGCGCAAAAATCCACGGAATACCTCGGCTACATCAGCGCCAGCTCCGACACCATCGGTCGCCTGAACTCCGAGATGCTCGCCCATCTCCAGCGCATCACAGGGGCCGGGATGGTCGCGCCAGCGGCCTCCACTGGCGGCGATATGTACGTCTCCATGGAAGGCGCGTACTTGATTTCCGATTATCAGATGGGCGACTTTGCCGACCGGCTTATCCGCCTTCTGAAATCGCGCGGGGTGCAGTTCGCATAATGGGAATTTCAGTCCTCGTACTCTCGACGCTGGCGAACGATAAAACCAAGCCAGCGACGATCTCGATTAACAAGCGCCTCGGGCAACCGGCGACAGCGGAGGTGTCTACTGTTGACAGGGCAGGCACCTTCTTTCCCTACGTCGGGAACAAAGTCGAGATTCTGGACCAGAATGCAGACCCGATATTTTTCGGCAACGCGAACGAAGTCGAGCGTATCCGCCCCGGCCATTATGCTTGCGATGTAAGCGAGTCGCGGACCTCCTGCACCGACCTGAACTTTGCCCTCACGCGGCGCCTTGCCGGTGAGTATGAGTGGATCGGGAAGACGCTCTTGGAGATCGTTACAGACATCGTAGCGAACAGTCTGGCTGGCGATCTGACCGATATCACGCTTGTTGAAACCGGCCCAGTCCTACCTAACTTCCTCATCAGCTACCCAACCGTCGCCGGGGCCTTCGATGCTCTCAAAAAAGAGACGGGCATGGAATGGCACGTTGACGACCAAAACCGACTGAACTTCTTTACACCGGGCGCGATGGCGTGCCCTTGGTCTATTGTGGACGGTTCCAACCTGGAGCGCATCGTCATCCGCGAGACGCGCGAAGACTACTGCAATTGGGCCGTGGCGCGCGTCCTAAAAGCGTTACGCGAGCCCGCCACCGAAGAGTTTGTAGGCGACGGCGCGCTGACAAGTTTTGAACTTGCGTACCCCTGCGCGCAGGCACCGACGATCTTTCTTAATGGCGTAGAAAACACCGTCGGCATCACCACCGTTGACACGGGCAAAGATTGGTACTGGTCGCCGGAATCTAAGGAGATTCGGCAGGACGACCTAGGCGTAGTGCTGACCAGCGCGGACACGCTGGCGGTCACCTACGTGGGCCAGGAGCAGATATATGTCGAGTCGCAGAACGCAGGCGAAATCGCCGCGCGCGCCGCGGCCGAAGACAACAGCGGCATCTATCAGCGGCTCATCGAGATTGAGGCGGAATCGACCCGCGCCGACGCACAAGCCATCGTAGACGCCTACGTTGCCGCGCATGACTCGTTTTCGCTCGTCGCCACAATCGAGACGAACGACCACATCGAGCCGCTTGTGCTGGGAACGCAAGTAGGGCAGACCATTGACATTGGAATTAACGGCTACGGCGCGCTGGGCGAGTTTTTGATAACGGACATCAACATCCTCCACTGGGACGTGAACGATCAAGCGGCAGCGCAGTGGAAATACACGATCACTGCCGTTAAAGGGCCGAAGCTGAAGAACTTCGTGGAAGCGTTCGGCGACCTAATCGGAAGCGGTCAGAGCGGCGCGAGCAAGCAGCCTGTAGCCGCCACAGAGCGCCGGCCAATTCAGCGCACGCTGCTCCTGAAAGATACCGCCGTCGGCAACGACATCGCCGATCATACGACCGTCTACGCGGGCGGCACTGGGCGCCGTATGACGGGCGTTCTCCGCACTGCTATCGCGGCCGATTTGACCGTGCGCGTCAAGAAGTATACCGTAGCCTCTCCGGTGGTCGCCGCCTCGACCATCATCACACTGACGATTCCGGCGAGCACGCCCGTGAATACGCCGATCACACAAACCACCTTTACGGATGACCCCCAGCAGTTTTACGATGGGGACGTTCTGATTTGGGATGTGACGGCCAGCGACGGCTCCGTGGACGCCGCGGGCGTCGCTTCATTCACTCTGGAGTGGACGAATGTCCCTGGCGTTTAGTGATCTACCGATTGCACAGGGCACCATCTCTGCCGACCCGGCGACATTCCTGGACGACCTGCACATCCTGCTTACCTCCGCTGGATGGACCTCGGCCACCTACGATAACGGCCACTTATACGCCTGCGTATCTCCGCAGGGCCTCGCCGCTCAGGTACGCATCTGGTACCCCGACGACCCAGACTTTGACAACTGCTTCGCTTTTCAGTGGATCACTTCAACCTCCCCGATCTCCGAGGGCCTAATCCACCACCTACGCTCCGACGCCGCCCGCACCTACTCGATATGGGCCAACTGCTGCTCTCTTTTCATCGGCCGCCCGGGTGTGACCCACGCGGACCTTGTGCCGTGGAGCGTTTGCGGCGGCATCCCCTACACCTACGGCCTCGTGGCGCCAACCGATCAATGCGCCGCGCAATCCCCGGCGCCACCCGATACCACCACAGAACTCTGGTTCTCCGCTGGCTCTGATTCCGGCGTGGCTGGCTTTGCCGCGGCTACCGTATTCAGCTTCCGCGACAGCAGCTACTGCGCGCGGTTCAGCTTTTCGCGCAACTCGGTAGTCTCCAACGTCACCAGTGCCATCGAGTCGGACGCGCTGCAACTGGGCGTGCTGGCACCATCTGGCTACCTCAACAACCGCCGCCCATCCGGCTTCGAGTCGGGCCTTCTGTTTGTGGACGGCACGCCGCTTGCTACGGACCCGATTATCAGCGTCGCTGGCATCTGGTACGGGCAACTCTACGACGCCTGCCTCATCTCTAAACCGATGTCACTGGAAGCCACGGAAACAATTTTCGAGAGTGCCGTGCCACGGACAACCGACTGGATAAACTATCTGGACGCAAGCGAGCACAACGGCCTAATCTCCAGCCTTTTACTTCTCACCGGCACCAGCAGTGGGAGAGTTTGCAACATTGCTCACTGACCCCTTCTACATCCCCGGTGCCGAGTACAGCGGCACCTCAACCGGCATCCAATCGCTGGCCTACGGATCGTCCTACGTGGCCGCTGGCCTCGCGCTCGTCGGGCTGCTTCAAGACGCCGGGTGGACCATCGTAGACAGCGCGCCAAGCTCGGGAAAGGCCACTCGGCCCGCCTTCTATTTCCAGACTGTCAGCGGCACCGGGACGCCGGTTGACATGACGCCAGCCCAATGTACATCGCTAGCTGGCGCGCCATGGCGGCGGGCGAGCGCGGGCGGCGTGACCTACAACTCCTACGATCCAGGCCAATACACTCCGGTTTGCCCTGGTGGCACGAACGGTATCGGCTGGTTCGCGGCAGATACAACCACACTGGGCACGGCTACCAGCCTTGCGGACAAGATCACGGAATCGCCCGTTTGGGATTGCGCTGTGACGGCCACTATCGGCGACCCATCGGCGGGCGGCTCGTATGAGTTTACATTTACGTCAGAGGCACCAGCGTTTGAGTTCGACGAACTGCTTTTACTCGACGGAACCGGCGTCATGCTTCGCGGGTATTACACGCTGCGATCACCGACACTCGATGGTGCCTATTTGGAGTGCAAAATTGAAACGCGTCGGGTCAATAATTCCGGCTCGTTCTTCTCATACGACGGGCTAGGCACGCCACGCCTGTGCATCACGATAACGGCGTCCGGCGGTGGCACGTACTATATGCCATTCATGCCAGGCTCCTACAACTTCTGCGGCAATAATCACCAGTTCGCCATCTGGCCGAAGGTGGGGCAGACTATCGGCAGAAACTTCAACACCGCGCTATTCGTGAGCCTCATCGAAGCCCCAACGGCACACGCCACGGGCGGCAGTTGCCCGGTGGTGATTGGCTCGAATAACGGCGACCTGAACATCTACCCCGACCACCTCCGAACGCAGCTCCACTGGTCGCAATCGCTAGCCTCCGGGCAGGCCGCGGTCATGGATGACACCGCGTACCGCAAGGGCACCTGCGACGGCTACCAGACCGTGCCGGTCCTCGTCCGAGGGACTAAGACCCGCCAGACGACATCACTCTCGGGCCAGCCGCTTATACAGGCTCCCTACATCGCCCTGCCAGCCAATCCGACCAGCGGACCTGAGGCGGAAATCGTCGGCAAACTCTGGGACATCGTGACAACCAGCGGCAACGCCGGACTAGGGGCCATGATGCTCAATGACGGCAAGCGATGGACGTGTTTCTCGACGACAACGCCAGCGGGCGACGTTGGCTGCGATATGTGGATTTTAACGGACCCGAGCTAAAACTATGGCAAGCTTCAAAACAACATACCTCTCCAATCTACTGCTGAACTGCCTGTACGGCGGCGCGGCATTCGACAGCGCGATCCCGGCGACTATCTACGCCATTCCGTATACCGCAGCGCCAACGGTAGCCGGTGGTGGCACGGAATACACCGCGTCCGGGCTTTCCCGCGCGTCGGTCACCCGCAATACAACTAACTTCCCGACCTCATCGGCGGCAACGATCTCCAACGCAACAGCTATCTCATTCGGCACCCCGGCGACGGGCGCAACGGTGGTTGGCATCGGCTGGATTGACGCATCGAGCGGTGGGAACCTGCTATCGTATGGCGATCTCGACGTACCAAAAGTTGTAACTGGCGGCGTCGCGTTCACGATGCAAATTGGATCGTTTGTAGGAACAGAGGCATAATCTATGGCAACCATTACGAAAACCCAGGGCACTTCGCTCCTCTCGCTGCAATCGCTGGCGAGTAATTCCGTTGTTATCTCGTCCGCTCAGGACGTCTCGACGAAGCTCGCCGCTACTGTCTTTATACACTTCGGGCGCCGCGCAACCAGCGCACTTACGGAGGGCGTCGAGTTCCGCATTGAGGCCAGCGCCAAGTCATCCGGCGATGGCTTCTGGTGGCCGCTGGCTGCGTTCAAGACCGCTATCGCGGCGGCTGAATCCGAAGCCGTCAGTGGCACCGTCTCCAGCGGCACGAATGTCATCACGGTGGCTGCGACGGCGAACCTCGTCGCTGGCGATCTGGTCTATATCGACAACGGGACCATAGCGAACTCCGAATGGGGCCGAGTGAAGTCGATCTCCTCGAATACCTCCATCACCATCGAAGACAACTTACTCAACGCGCAGACCGGAGCGACCATTTACGATCAGGCGGAGTACTTCGTCGCTCAGATCGATCTGACCGCCGTGGGCCGTATCCGCGTTGTTGCCGATGGGCGCAACACCGGCCAGGCCGTGGCCGTTGAAGCTCTGATGGTGACCGGGGACTCCATTGGCTAAGTACGCTACCCAGCCAGCCGGTGGCTCTCGTATCAACTGGGGCCATCCGCTCACACGAGGGCTAGTGGATGCGTGGGTATTTAATGAAGGCGGAGGCCAAGGGCAGGGCTACGCTAAGACTCTTACAAATGGCGGCGAGTATGCCACGCAGTCAGGCGGATACTGGGCTACCGCATCAGCGGGTCGAGGTCGGCTATACGGCACCTCATTCGACCGCTTTGCTAACAGCACGGCGCGTTCAATTACCGGCGAGGTTACCATAGCCGCTGGCTTCACAAGCACGCTCGCCAATCCGAGTGGTGTTCAGATCGTTGGCAAGCGCAATCAGGCGGGAGGCGCGAGCGGTATTGACTGGGCGCTATTAATCGACGGAACAGACGGGGTGTACTTTCAATGGACCAACGGCGGCACGTTCGTCTCAACCGCTAATACCGCTGGGCTGGGCGCGGTCCCGGCCAGGGCATATATGTCTGCCGTCGGCACTAGGCCAGCGGCAGCAGACAGCGCAAAACTTTACAAAAATGGGGTATTGATTCGCGAGCGAACAGGGCTAGCCACTCCAACGAGCATTGGAACGCCAATCACATTTGGAGCCGCCAACGATGGGAGCCTACTCTTCGATGGCATAGTCCATTGGGCATACCTATGGCAACGCGAGCTATCAGAAGCCGAGGTTCAGTCACTCAACGCCAACCCCTACGCGCTACTTGCGCCGGTTTCGCCTCGGCGCTTTTTCACTGGAATCGCTGCCGCCGCCTCCTCCAAAGCCTACTACTACGCTCAAACCCAAGGACTACGCTAAATGTTTCAAGGTCAACTGCTCCAATCCGAATCGACGGCGGCACGTCGCCGCGTGTACTTCCACCTCGTAGACGCCACGGACGGCATCACGCCGGAGACGGGCGAGGCCGCAGGGCAGCCGCAAGTCTCGACGAACGGCGGAGCGTGGGGCAACACCTCCGCCACACTGACAGCCATCGGCAACGGGCGCTATTACGTGGAGCTGACGGCGGGCGAACTAGGCACGCTCGGGAACCTCCAACTGCGGTACAAATCGGCGGCAACGGCGGAAGCGGTGGCATCTGTACAGGTGGTGCTCGCTGATCCGTTTACGGCATCCTTGACCGCCGCCGCCGTTTGGGCCTACGTTGTCGAGGGCTCCTACACCGCACTCGGCTTCTTGCGCTTATCGGCCGCTGCGATGGCTGGCAAGCTATCCGGCGCGGCGACCACGACGGTTACGATCCGCGATGTTTCGGACAGCAAAAACCGCGTAGTCGCCACCGTTGACGCCTACGGCAACCGGACGGCGATCACCACCGACGTCAGCTAGCCATGTACGCCGCAACGCGCTATTTCCCCGCGCGTTACTTCGCCCCGCGCTACTGGCCGGGTGATACGACGCAAGGTCTGTACTGGACTCCCGATTATTTCGGGGGGCGGTACTTCACGCCATCGTACTGGCCTGGTGGCGGAGTCACGGCGGGCGTACACTTCGCGCCGCGCTACTTCGCCGCTCGACAATTCGCGCCGCGGTACTTTCCGGGCCGGCCCACGGAGTCCGACGCATGGCCGATAGCAGGTAGTGGCACCGTCGCATGGACTGACGCGGCAGGGACGGTCATCACCGAGCTACTCATCGACGGAGCGGCTACGCTATCATGGACCGCCACGGACGACGGCGAGACGGGCTCATGGCAGATCGCCGGAGTCGGTACGGTGACGTGGTTCGGCGGCGGCGGAGAAGATGAGGCTTTCCGCATCGACGGCGTTGGGACGGTGGCATGGACAACGCCTGAAGGATGGACGATTAGCGGCGCGGCGGGCCTGTCATGGGCTCCATCGGTAGGCGTAGCGGAAGAGTGCCTGACTGCCGATGGGACCAGCGCGGAAAATGTGCCGGTTAAAAATTACGTGTACTAAATGAAACTCCGTACAGCTGCAATATACGCAACCGACGACGACGGCAACCGCATCGGCGGGCCGTATTTCCTGCCGCTGGATGACGCGGCGAAACAGGAACTAAACCGACTGGCGCGCGAGTTCGGGCCGGTCGAGATAAAGGCGAAGGAGCAACCGAATGTTTGAGGCCGAAGTACGCGCCACGTTCGCGGCACAGGGCCGCGCCATGGCCGATCAATTGAACCAGATCAAAGTGGACGACTACCTCGGGGCCTGCCGTAATTGGGCCATCCGCGCCAACGGGCCGCCGCCGGTGGTGCCGTTCAACGTCCGGGCCGAAGTCGAGTTTGAGCCGGCCTTCGTGCTGCGCATCGTACCGACGGAAACGCCGGTGAGCGACATCAAGCCGGACTCGTTCCTGCCGAAGTACGCCACCGACACCGACGCCATCGGTGGACCCGTAGGCGGGCCGATCCCCGGCGCCGTCGGGAAGTTCTACGCGGCAAGCGGCGCGAATCCGCAAGAGGGAGACATTCACAATGGCGGCGATGCGAACTACGTCTACAAGCGTCCAACGCCGTTCGGGGGCTTCTGGGTGCGCTTGTGACACCAACCCCCGAGGCCCAATCTGCGCTCAACCAGGCGCGCTGGTGGGCGCATCACGGCTACGTGCCACCGGACCCGATCCGCGTGGAAGTGGACCGCTGCTACTACTCAGCCACCGATGCGCTATTAACCGCCATTGCTGACCTAGCAGGGCGCGGAATACTCGAAGTGACCGCCCGCCCGACGAACCACGGAGATACAGTGATCCGCGGCTACCGGGAGTCAGTCGGGCGCTGTTCGGCGCAGGTGATCGTCCATACCGGTGAGGTTGAAATCGACTTCGACCACCATAACCCGCGCGACTTGGTAGACGGCATAGGGCACGCCATCGAGGTGCTGCGAAATAAGTTCGGCCGCCGCAAGACCGACCCTTTCAAGATTGCGCGGGAGTTGCGAAAGCGAGGGATTCATGCCGACGTTTCCGGGTGAGGCGATCATCGTGGCGATCCTCGAATACGCGACGAAGTGCAGGGAAACCATGTCACAAGAAAACCGCGACCGGCTCGATGGTCTGAACATCAAGGCAATCGAGAAGTGGCAGGGATTCTGGGAAGGGCTGGGGAAGTAATGTTTGTGGCACCAACGACCGCATTCAAGGCGAAGATCGCCGCGATACCGGGGATGATACTGGGCTTTATATGGGGGCTTCCACCTTTGGTGATTGCACTTGTAGTGCTTCAAGCTCTCGACATCATCAGCGGCCTTCTGGCCGCATGGGGAGACGGCGCCGTGTCATCGGATGCCGGTCGTCAGGGCATGACGAAAAAGGCGCAGATGTGGGTGTTGGTTGGCGCGGTACATACGGTCTGCATTGTCGGGCTCGTACCGTTCGACGCGGGGCCGCATGTGGCAGGGCTGTTCTGTTTGGTCGAAGTCATTTCGATTATCGAAAATGCCGACCGATCAGGCGTCCGGCTGCCGTCCGTCATCGCCAACGCGCTCGCTAACGCGCGTACAAAACTGGAGGGGCCGCCGAATGGCGAACCTAAACCGTAGCTGGAAACGCTGGATGGCGACGGGCTGCCTACACAGCACGCACGCTTGCGCCGAATACCAGCGCAGCGTCCGGGCCTTCAAGGCGGCATTCCAACCGGCGCGGCATATCGAGCTGGGCGACCTCCTCGAAACTACCGCGCTTCGATCCGGCGCGCGCGGCACAAAGGACGAAGCCGAGCCGCTGGAGCCCGACGTCAATAAGGGGCTGGCGTGGCTGGGCGAAATGGAGCCGTCGGACTGGCTGCTAGGCAACCACGACGACCGAATCCTCCAGCTACTCTCTCACCCGTCCGCTATCGTCGCAGAGCTCGCCCGCCGCCTCTGGTCCGACATGCAAGCGGCGGCTGAAAAAGCGGGGGCGAAGATTCACCCATACGACATCGAGCGCGGCTGGATCAAAGTCGGGAATATGTACATGGGCCACGGCTACATGTACAACATCAACGCGCTGCGCGATCACGTCGAAATGATGGGCGGGAATGTGGTCATGGCGCATTTGCACGTAGCGCACACCTTCCGCGCTCGCAACCACGGCGGGCACTGGGGTGTATGCGTCGGCACCGGCGGCGATCCCCGCACGATGGGATACGCGCGGCGGCGCCGGCAGACGTTGGCGTGGAATCACGGCGTCGCCTATGGCGAATACACGGACAACGATTCGACCATGCACCTGCTTCAGTGGAACTGCGCACACGGCGCGAAGGAGTCACCCAGATGGCTAATCTCCTAGCAGACCTCGCCGCTGCCCTGGCCAACGGCGGCATCGAAACCCCGCCCGATGGATTCCTGACGACCGCGCAGCACGCCGAAGCGGCGGGGCTCTCCATCCCGCAAGCCAGCAAGATCATCAAGGCGGGCGTGACGGCTGGCAAGGTCGAGCGGCGTAACTTCCGCATTCGCAACGGTGGGCGCGTGGTGCCGATCCCGCATTATCGGGTGATACCATGACCCGCGAACGCTGGGCGCTACTGTTGGGCGAGTGGTGCGCGATCCTCCAGATCGAAAAGCCGCCCCGCCTTGAGTTTGTCCCGCCGCGCAAGATGCCGCAGCGTGTGGCAATGCTCACCGAATACTTCCTCGCCATCGAAGAGGGCTGGCTCATTAAGATCAGCACGGGTGACCTCGACGACCCGGAGTTAACGCTGGTCCATGAGCTTCTGCACGTGCGCACCGGCTGCACGGACCAATGTCATGAGCCATGGATTAGGGACGTTGCGGCGGCGCTAGTGGCGCTGAAGCGGCGGGGCAACTTTGTGCCGCAAAGTATCGATAAACCATTGAAAACATAGGCAGTTAGTCGTATACTTAGACATGGTTAAATCAGCACGGACAATCACCCGAGACCGCAAGTGTGTGGAGGCAATGCGGACGGCTGCCGAGTGTATCGGCGAGATCGAAAAAGATATGTCTCTTTTCGCGGTGACGCGCGGGCAGTTTTCCATGATTGATTGCATCCGGCACTGTCTGGATAAAATGGGGCCATCGCGCCTGACGGTGTGGACCTGGTGTATTGCTGATTACGAATTCGAGACGTTTGAGTGGTTGCTCCGCGCTGGCGGAATCACCGAGGCGGTATTGGTGATTGACCGGGCCGGCGAACAGCAGGTGGCGAAGACTCGGAGTTTTCGGAACGGTAGTATCGACAAGAGCGAAAAGCAGGGTGCGCTCATGCGTCGGTGGCAGGAGAAGTTTGGCGCTGGGTCTATTCGCGTGGTGCTGAACCACGCGAAGATCGCCACGCTCGACAACGGGACGCATAAGGTGGTTATTCGCGGGTCTATGAACCTCAACCACAATCCTCGCTTCGAGCAACTCGACATTACCGAGGGATCTGGGCCGTTTGAGTTGATTCAGGAAATCGAAAACTCTTTGCCGGTGCTGGGCGAGAAGTACACGCGGCGCGAGGTGGAAGAAGCCACTGGCGCGCATTGCCTGTTCACGGACGAAGAATTGAAGCCGTTTCGCACGGCAGAATTGAAGGTGTGGGCAAAATGACGCGCGAAGAAACAGTTAAGGCGCTATTGAAAGCAAACAACCGGCCCGAAAAAGCCGGGTTGTACGCGGACTCGTTCATCGAGTACCGCGCGGCTCAGGACAACATCGACAAGAACGGCTCTATCGTGGCCGATCCGAGAACAGGGGCCGCCGTGCCGAATCCGTTCTTGACCGTGCGGGACAAAGCATTCGCCCGCCTGGAATCTCTTCACAAGGCGGGCGTCAAGGCTTCGGTTTTGTGGTAGTCAGCAGCGGTGATTCCGTTGCTTCGCCCGCGCAGCCGTCATAGCGCCGCAGGGGCAGCGCGGCGCGGTACGCGGGCGCCCTCCGTTACGCCCGCCGGTTTTGGTTTTGCGAAGGGCTTGCAGTGCGACGGCGGCGGGGTTTTTCGGGGTGGTCATCGGGTGGCCTCGGCCAAGTCCGTGTGCTTGGCGCCTTCCTTGTCGATCAGGCCATCGGTCATGCCGAAAGCCGGCGAATAGGTCCAGGCAAAATAGTTGGTCCCATACTCATCAAAAGCATACTGCTCCTGCTCTTGCTGAGTGCCGCCGGTAACGGTTTCCACGACTTCGGCGGTTTCGGCGTCATAAATAAACAGTTTCATCGTCTTCCTCTCTCTGCGGGCTTCACGCCGCCCGCTGGCGTTGGGGTGGGGGTTAGCGGGTGCGTGTGAACCAATCAACCTCAATTGCGTTACCCCAGCGCAACTGATCGTAGTAGTTTTTCCGCCCAAGGCGCTTTAACTTCCCATCTACGATCTCGTACAGCATTGGACGTCCAAAAGTGTCTTTTTGGGGGCTGGCCGTGAATGTCCGGGTTGCGTTCGTAGTGGCTTGTTGTGCGCTGTTCATACTTTAACTATAATCCAACGCTGCATTGCTGTCAATAACAAAATGACCCGCCGCGCATTATTTTTTCTCGCCGCCGCTGACGACAAACCGCCACCCGTCAGCGAGCAAGCAATGAACCGCTTCGCCGGGCTCTGGAACGAGTACGTCGAGCGCCTGAAAATCGGCGTTATCGACCTGAAGACGTGGCGGGCGGTTTGCCGGGAGTGGGAGCGGCTGCGGTAGCAAAGGACACTATGAAAATTACCAAGAAAATCTGCGCACTTTTCCTTGGCGCAATCGCCGCCCTGACCGCCCAAACCGCGATCAAACCCGAGCAAATCCGCACCGCGCCCGCGCCTCTCCCGCGCCTAATGGCCTTTGATTCCACCGGCAAGCTCACACTGCTGGCAATCGGCCCTGGCGTCGAGATCGTCAACGGCGCGCTGGTCGCCACCGGTGCGGCTCCGCCCGCGCTGGTGCTGACTCGGCTGATGCGCTCGGCTGATGGCAACTACCCGGCAACGGTTGGCGTAGTCGCGCGCAATGGCGTCATCCAGGAGCGGGGCGCGGACTACTCCATCAGTGGCGGCGTGCTCGTCCCGGCGTCGCCCTGGGCGGCTGATGACGTTGTAACGGCCATCACCGCAGAGCGCGCTGCCATGCCCGCCGTCACCCGCGGCGCGCCGTGATGAGCCCTCTGGCCTATTCCTACTGGTCCTGTAGCTGGTGCCACGGAACCGGAGTCTACCGTGGCCGCTGTTGCGGCTGCGCATCGCGCGCCATGGACCGAGAGCGGGCGGCGGCGCGTGACCGGTACGAGCGCCTATGGATCGACTCGCGGCGCAACCCGGACCGCTTCCCGCCGTCGCCGGTTCCGCGGTCATCCCTACATTCTTAACCCAAGCCCCTGCCTTCACCGGCGGGGGCTTTTTGCGTCTCATGTGCTATATAGCAGTTTGTTAGCGGTGGCGGTAGTTTGCCATTGACCGCCGCGCGTCAGTGCGGTTAATCTTGGTCTGTGAGCAACACAGCAACCACACAGGGCGCAGAGCAAAGGAAGCCGGTTCAAGTAAGCCTGCGACCGTCGATCTATGCCATCGCCACCAACTTAGCCACGGAACACGGAACATTCCCTGGCCGGATTATTGAGCGGGCGCTTTTAGTGCTTGCTGGAAAGAAGGGAAAATGAACGAAGGAACCAACCGCTACCAGTCCAACGCCGCCGCGCTGCCGATGACGAAGCAGGCGCGCATGGCGGGCGAGATTCTGGAACGCGCGATGCGACGCAAGTCGGCATGGCGCATGGCCTGGGCGCTGATCGAGACGAAGGCGAAGGCCGGCGACCACGAAGCCGCCGACTTGATCCGGTTTGTTGACGCGGGCGGTGCGGCATGAAGCGCGAAGCGATGGCGGGCATACTGGACGACTTCATCGTTCACATCAACAAGATTCACGCGGCGCAGCAAGCGGAAACGGCTGAAAAGCTGCGCAAGGCCGAGCGCTGCTTGTACGGGACGCTGGCACTGGCCGCGTGTTCGCTGGTGGCTACGGGGATTATGGCGGTGACACGATGAACCCCCTTCTCCTCCTCATCGCAGCCCGCGCTGCCAGTGGTGCTTGGCACTCTCGGTTCATGTCGTTCCTCATCACGGCTGCGCTCTACGCTTTCGTGTTGTCGCTAGGCAGGTTGGCATGGCTGGTGGTGACGGCATGAGCCATCAAAACGAAGACGAGACGCCGGAGCTGTACGTTCTCGCGCTGTGGTTGTTCGCAGCGCTGGCTGTGGCCGGGTATTTATTTGAGGTGATCTATGGATAGGCAACGTGACCCCAGGAAAGACCCGAGGCCGGGGGATGTAACGAGGGATCGCGATGGCGTTGCGCTGGTTGTACGAGTCACGCCAGAGGAGGTGTATTGGGCGGTACAGGACCAACTGAGCGACGAACTGCGCAGCCTGGACACGGGCCTGTGGATAAGCCTGTCTCAAACGGACGAGGTGTTACATGTCGCCGAATAGCTACACCAACGCCACGCGGTTCGACGGACTGGAATCGCACCAGCCGCAAGTCTCGCAAGATCCGTCGCAACGGCGGCATTTCATCGGCGGCACGGATATTCAACACGTGCTAGGGCTTGAGCCCTACGGCTGCGCGCGGCGGCTGTGGTACCAGAAGACCGGCGTTGAACCTGACCGCGCCTTCCAGATGTCCGGGCCGATTGTCGCCGGCAAACTCATGGAGGACGGCGTTGCCGAAATGGTGAAGGAACTGCGACCGGAGTGGAAGATTCGGCGCAAGAAGGCCAGCGCCAACGGGCACGAACTCCAGCGCGTTGACCGCGCCATCGTCGGGCAGGAACGCGGGCCGGGTGTGCTCGAAATCAAGACCGTATCCGACCGCGCCTACTGGTCATGGAAGCGCGACGGCGTGCCGATGGGGTATCTCATGCAGGTGCAGTGGTATATGCACGTTCTTGAGTGGACCTGGGCCTGCATCGCGGCGTTGAACCGGGACACCGGGCAGCTCGACCTATACGAGATCGACGCGCGGCCGGAGCTGATGGCGGCCGTGGCGGAAAAGGTCGATTGGTTCATGACGCACCACGTCGATCAGCGCGTTCCGCCCGCTTGGCTGGAGGAGCGCGACGGGCGCTGCGAATCGTGCCAGTGGGAGCCGACGTGCCAAATGGACGAATGGTCAGCGGTGAGCGACCAGGGGTTGGTCCAGATCGAAGGGCTGGCGCCGCTGGTGGCAGAGTACCAGCGGGCAAAGGATCTCATCAAGCGGGCGGAGAAAATGGCCGACGTTCTCCGCACGGGCGACGAAGCCGCGGAGGACGAAGCGCACCGGCTGGGGATTGACGCGCTAATGGGTGTCAATGAGCAGGCGCGGGCATCGGCCGACGAGCGGGTGTTGTTTCGGGTGGTGGAGACTTCGCGGGTGGATACTGACGCGCTGAAGACGAAGTACCCGGACGTGTACGTGGACGTGTTGAAGCGGTCGGTAAGCCGGCCGTTGCGAATTTTCAAAATCAAGGGAGCAAAGTAAATGAGTACGCAGCAAGTGACGCCGGAACAAGCACCGGCACAGACGATGGGGCAGAAGTCGGTCCTGGACGATATCATCGAGAATCAGGCGGCGCGGGCGCAAGCCGAGGGCGCGAAAGCGGACCAGTTGACGGCGAAGATTTACGCCAACGACCCGAACGCCTACGCGATTGCCATGGGCCGCGACTTGGGCCTGAACGCGGCGCTGGCGCTGCAAAACATTCACATCATCGGCGGAAAGCCTGCGCTCGGGGCCGGGGCTCGGGCGATGTTTTTGGCGCAGGCCGGCTACTCCTGGCGCCCGGTGGTCCACACGGACAAGGCGTGCACACTGCGCTTCTATTTCCGTGGCGATGGCATGACGGACGTCGACGGGAAGCCACTTGACGTGACGATCACGATGGAAGACGCGGAGCGGGCCGGTTGGGTGGAAAACTCGCGCGGCGGGAATGGGAAGAAAGGCAACTACGACAAGATCCCCAAAAACATGCTCTTCTCCCGCGTCATTTCCAACTTTCATCGCTGGTACGCGCCGCACGTGGTCGGCGCGCAGGTCTACGACGTTGGAGAGGTCACTATGGATAGCGTCATTGCAGCGACGGAAAGCAAGTCGGCCAGCAAGCTCGACGAGCTGGAAGCCGACCTGAAGACGGTGACGGTGGGGGTGGCGAATGTTTGAGCATGACCAGTGGTACACCGGCACGATTACCGGCGTCGAGTACATCAAGAGCCCGACCAAGGGCACGCCGGGACTCCAGATCAGCGTAGACGTGTCCGACCGTGGCATCATCCAGGGCGTGTGGTGGCTGACGAACGCAATGGTGAGCGCTCCAGGCGACAAGGCGCGCAAGGTTCCGCAGTGGGAGGCCGCGCAGATGCGCTGCAAGGCGTTCGGATGTACGCAGGAAGGGTTGGTTCATCCGCAAACATGGCTGGACCACATCAACAACACGCTGGCGGGCCAACAGGCGTCGGTGCTCGCTGAAGTCAATAGCTATGGCGATGTATCGGCGTCCATGATCGGCAAGCCGAAGTCTGGCGGCGCGAGCAAGTTTGTGGCGGTCGAAGGGGCAGCGTCACCGTTCGCGCCGCGGCCAGCGGCGTCGGACCCGTTTGCGGTGGGAGACGACGACCTGCCCTTCTGACCCCGTGGGCAACCGCCCGCGGCCTGCCGACCACGTTGAATCACGGACCTGGGGAGGTACCGCCAGCGAATCGGCAGACCGGGCGCGGCGCGCTCTACTAGCGGCAGATGCGGCCGTAACCAAGCATCATCAGTCCTCGGATATGGCCGGCGGCGTTCTGATTACTCGCCGCCGGTTCAGAAAAGGAGCCAATGCCACGCAAAGCCAGTTGTACCTGTGAAACCTGCCGCCTATGCAAACAGCGCGAGTGCCAGCGTGTCAAGCGGCTGCGCGAAATAGTCACGGAAACGATTTGGCCGCAAGACCAATGGGGCCGAGAAGCGCAGGCAGAGGCGGAGAGAATGTTGGAATATGCCTGCGCGTTATCCAACGCTGGAGCGGCCCGATGGGCAATCGAAACAAGAAGCCGAGCGCGACGCGCGGCGGCGGAATAGGAGAGGGAAATGGAAATAGCACTGATTGGGAGCGTATTACTGGGCGGCGGCGCCTACCTTCGCTGGAAGCCCACGCGGGCGGGAATCTGGTACGCGCTGGCTGCATGGTCGGAGGCGAACGGCGACGCAGCGGTGCTGCGGACGCAACGAAAGCGCGAGTATGGCGCACAGGCGCGGCAGAGAGCGGAGGTGGTGTGATGGAGCGAACACTGGGCGCTATCGCCTACGATGCCTACGATACGTCACTACCTTTTGACGTGTCATGGCAAGCCGTAGCCGACGCGGTGATTGCGGAGTACGAGGCGCGGCGGTGGAAGGCGATTGAGAGCGCGCCGAAGGACCGATACATTCTGGCTTACTCACCGGAGCGCAAGATGTCGTTTCAGGTGATCTGGAGCGAACACTACAGCGAATGGACGCTGAATGGCGGGAACTATGTGGCGACGATGGAGTTCACGTTGTGGACCCCCATCCCCGCGCCGCCGAAGGAGGCCAGCGATGCCGAGTAACGAGCGGAGCGCGGAGTGGCTGCGGGGCGCGGTTCATGTGGCGGTGGATTGCGAGGAGCCAGTAGCCGTGGCCTACTACACTAAGCTCCTCGCCGAAGCCGAAGCCCGCGAGGCTGGCGATAATAGTGCAGAAATCTCGGCTGACCGGGCGTGGATCGACGGCGCGAAGTTCGGCTGGAACTGCGAGACGAAAACTGAGCTTCACGAGGCTGTCGCCAATCGGCAACAACAGATCCGCGAGGCTAACTTGAAGTGCCCGCGATGTGAAAGCCCGGACCCGGCGTTACATCCGGCGATGCAGTTCGAGGGAGAAGTTCAGCCATGTCCTCACCCCTGGCACTCTCTAGAAGCCAGCGAGGTCAGCGTGCCCACGGCGGCGGAGGTGATCGCGGAGGCGGATAGGGCGCTTAAACGGGTGGTAGGACTCGACTACATGGGCGATCCAGAAGTTGCTATCCAATCTTCCCAAACCTCAAGGTGACGCCGATGCAAGCGGCTGAAGAATTGTACGAACTGCGGGCGGTGATCGCCAAATGGAAAGAGGCCCAGCGTGGATAAATGCACATGCGTGCCATGCGCCGATTGTAAAGGGCAGGGCTATTACTGGGTAGATCCGGCTGGCCGTTACATTGGCCCCAATCGCTGCGACGACATGGCGGATTCCGAGCATTGCGATGCTTGCGGTGGTTCCGGCGTGATCGAGGAGTGCTCGAAATGCGAACAGGAGAGATACGATGAAATCGACAGTTAAACCAGACTTGGACGAACTGGCGCGGCTGCACGCGGCGGCAACTCCGGGAGATATGTCGGTTGACCGCTACCACACGCTGCTGGACAAGGACGGCAAGCACGTACTGTTCACCGGCATTCAAACGCCGATGACATCTGGAGAGCGGCAAGACCAAGCCAGGGCTAACATGGCGGAATACGCCGCCCTGCACAACGCCTTCCCCGGCCTCCTCGCGCGGCTGGAGGCTGCCGAGCGGGAGCGGGACACGGCTACCGACGACGAGGCCGGACATTGGATCGGTATTATTCGCAGTCTCGACCCGGAAAACCTGTGCGACGTGTTCGACGGGCTTGGATTCGAGGAGAATCTGCGTCAGTGGCTCGCCGCGCGAGACGCCCAGCAGCGGCGCGAGGGGGCGGCAGAGTGGCTGGAGAAGGCAGCGCGAGAGGGCGGGTATTACGAGCGGTCGAGCGAGGGCATGTTGGAAGAAGCGAAGCAGTTGAGGGAGGGTAAGTAGATGGGACGCATTGAAGACTTAGGCTTGGTTGTCGATAAGGGATTGGAATGGAAGGCTAAGTACGAGGCTGCGAAAGAAGAACTCCTGAAGTGCGTGCAGTGGCAGCACGAACTCAGGCAGCAACGCGCTGTAGTCGCCAATCAAAACCGCATCCATTTAACGTACTTGCTCGAATGCCACCGTAAGGGCGGTATCACGCCGCTGTTTTTGGCGCTTGAGGAGTACGTGCAGAAATTGCAAGGAGAGACAAAATGAAAACCAACTACGCGGCCATGGCTTATCTTTCTTACCGGCAACACACCGGAGGCGTATCACTCGCCACCGGGCAAGCTCTACCGGAGTGGCATGAATTACGAGAGGACATCCAGAACGCTTGGCATGCGGCTGCGGCGGCGGTCGAGACGCAGGTATTGATCGACGTGGAAGCGCGGCGGATTGCGCGGGAGGTGTCGTAATGGCAACTGAACAAGATCACGTATGGGCGATGCTCGATGACATGCTCGTGTTCTTATCTAAACGACATGTGCCGACGCCAGAGCGGACATACAAGCTGGACGGGGGTTGGACTCTGGCGATGGACGATCTGAGGCGCTTTGTGGACGCCCTCACCACCGAGCGCGACCAACTCCGCGCCGAGAACGAGCGGCTGCGGGGTCTCCTATGCGCCGAATGCGGCGGAACCGGCGAAATTGACTCCGGTATTTGCTTCTGTGGCGACGACTACAACAGCCACACGGTAGGCCACGGCCACGCGCCCGTAGACTGCCCGCAGCAATGTGGTACATGCGCCAAAAAAGAGCGGATGATCGAGCTTCGCGGAGCATACCAAGAACTACAGCGAATCGTGGGTGAAGATTGCGGAATTGTGTTCGGAGGAGACTTGCCACATGTTTGCCGCGAGACTCTGGAGGATCGAATCCTTGAATTACAGCAGGAGGAAGGGACGATATGGGCCTAGGAGATTTCACGAATCAATCGGAAGAAGAATTGTATTGGGATAGAAACAGTGAATTGCAGCGTATTATCCGCGAACTTCGCGACCAGCTAGTGGACGCTAACAAAAGCCTCGCCAGCGCCGAAGAAGTGATCGAATCCATCTCTGAACTATTTCCTGATAACGCCTGCCACAAACATCCTGAAACCGGAGTGAGTTTACTGGACGACGTGATCGATGTGATTACTAAGTACAGCGACTTGGACGGCGAGTGTTATAACCTTCACATTCAATTCAAAGCCGCCACCGCCCGCGCCGAAGCCGCCGAGAAAGCCCTTGCAGTTTGGGAGGAGTGGTTCGGTTGCGAAAACCCGCATGATACCGAGGTGGCAAAATACACGAGCCTTGGCAAAGAGCAGGCTCGGGCAAACGTAGCAGAGAACCGCGCCGAAGCCGCCGAGCGGGAGCGCGACGAGGCCAGGGCGCACGCCGCCGACCTTCGCGGGGCGATGGAGGAGGCGCGGCAGATCAAGAATTGGGATCGGCTTGACGCCACCATAGACGCCGCCCTCGCCCGCACCGCACCGCAGTCGCTGGAGAAGCTGAAGGCGGGGGCGTTGCGGGAGGCGGCGAATAAGTACGAAGCCGCCCACATAGAACACGGCAATTATCCGCCGGGTGAAGATTACGACGGAGGGTTTCACGACGGGCAGTATGCGGCTGTTAACTGGCTGATGGGAGAGGTAGCGAGACTGAGGAAGGAGGCCACCGATGGACGCTAAGCGGCTGGAGGAGTTGGCGGAGTGGGCTGGTTCGGTCGCCCGCCAGCACAGTGAATTAAATCAGGGGAAACTGGAGCATATCTACGCCGACCTCGCCCGCTGCGCGAAGGCGTGGGCGAAGGTGGAGCGGTTACGCATGACGGTTGACGCAATGGAAGGCGGCTACTGGCGGGTGTGGTGGCATAGTGGCGCACAGGAAGCCGCCACCGCCATCGCCGCCGTCGAAGCCGCGCCGGAGGTGCTCGATGCGAACAAAGGCTGATGCGCTGGCGAAGCCGATGGCTGGGGATCGGTGGCTCTTGCCGATGAACCACGTCCGAGAACTGGAGCAGGTGAACGCGGAGTGGATCAAATTCAAGACTACGCACAAGGGTAAGCGGTCGTCTCACTGGACGCGGCACGCCTCGTTTCGGAGTTGGGCGAGCGAATCGCCATACCTGGGTGGTGCGGAGTGATACCCCGCGTCCGCATGGCCCGCAAGCGGCGTGGGATCGCGCTGGCGCGGTGGCTATCAGCGGTGAGGCGGGGGAAACAGGTGCTGCAGGCGGGGCTTACCCTCCGCGCCATCGAGCGAAGAAAGGAGCGGATTGCATGACCTGGACAAGAGCGCACGACGCACACATTGCGCGGGAGTGCGAGGGGTTGGATGTGCGGCCAGCGGGAGATATTGGCGATTGGTGGGTGTGGTCGCTAGACCTCCCTAATCACCCGTGCAATCACTACCTCACCGACCCCGCCGCCTGCATCCGCGCGGCTGAGGCGTGGCGAAAGAAGGGTAAACTTCGCATCGTTCGGCTGTCGCTGCATAGCCGAGGGTGTTCTGCTAGGCTGTACGACGGTCTGAATTGGATTAACGAAGGGCCGCACTCAGACCCCGCCGCCGCGCTCGCCCAAGCCCTGCTGAGAGCCACCGGCGGCCCGGAATGATCCACCGCATCCGAATGGCCCGCAAGCGGCTGGGGATTGCGCGGGAGCGGCTGTACCGGGCTATCAAAAGACGACGCAATTTAGTTGACGCAGTGCGTAGCTACCGCGCCATCGAGCGAAGAAAGGATCGGGTTACATAATGGGATGGTCAATCGGATACGACACAAGATGGGACCGCGACATTGGCTATGGGGTGCCGGCAATTTGCGATCACCCAAACTGCAATGAAGAGATCCACCGCGGGCTTGCGTATGTCTGCGGCGGTGAGCCATACGGCGGTGACGATGGGTGTGGGCTGTACTTTTGCGGGAAGCATCGCCGTGGAAAGTTCTGTGATCGATGTTTGAAAGGCAAAGACCCATTCGAGCCGAAGACGGACACTGAGGAATGGCTGAACCACAAAGCGACTCATTCAAGTTGGGAAGAGTGGCGCAAAGAACAGGCAGGCAAGAAATGAAGACCATCACTTTAACTCGCGCCGAATCCGCCGCCTACACCAACGGCGAGCGGAGGTTCTGGCGGGCGATGCGACGCCCGGAGTATTTTGGGTGCTTGACGGGAGACTGTCCGCACGTATACCAGAGAGACTGCGACGAGAGTATCGCCGCGCTGTTGGTTCCAGACTGCCCCTACGGCAATCCCGGCGACCGCATTGACGTGTCGCGCTACTACCCCGTGCCGCCTTTCCGCCTGATAGAAAACCTACCCATTACCGCCATCACCGTCGAGCAGCGCAACGGGCGCTGGGGCTGGGTGCTGGAGGTGGGGGCGTGACCCGGCCATCCCCGCAACTCGCGCGCATCGCCGAACTTGAGCGCGTCTACGCGGACGAGTACCCGACGGCGCCGCGGGCGGATCGGAAGCGCTGGGCCGTGGAAAGCGCGCAGTATGAAGCCGATGAGCGGGACGCGATAAAGAACGAGCAGTAACCCCGGTTTGCCGACGCGGGGGAAAAGAGGAGCAAAAGTGTGGCTGAAATTACCACGATCAGTTTATTCGCCGGGGCCGGAATGCTCGACCTCGCTGTCGATATCGCTATTGGAGGAACTTGCACGCTCGTGCGGGTGGAGAGGGAAATCCCTGCGGCTGGAATCTTGGCGGCGCGTGTTGAAGACGGGAGCCTGGCAGGAGAGGCTATCTGGTCTGACGTGCGAACCTTCAACGGCCGCTCGTTTAATGGCCGAGTGGACGGAATCATTGGCGGTTTCCCATGTACCGACCTCAGTGTCGCCGGCAGACAAGCCGGACTCGACGGGGACGCCAGTGGATTGTTTTTCGAGTACGTCCGAATCATTCGCGAAGTTCAACCCCGATGGGTTTTTGTCGAAAACGTCCCGCCAGTTCTCGCTTTTCCAACAGGAGGAACCGTACTCGGAGAACTTGCCGCGCTCGGGTTCGATGCGGAATGGGGAACTGTACGAGCGTCCGATGTTGGCGCCCCGCACCGCCGGGACCGGGCATTCATCTTGGCGTTCCGGCCAGGGCTTGCCGTATACGCCCCAGGAGCGGCCAGCGTACCAAATCCCTCTGCCGGGGGAGTCGAGCAAGCGGTACTGGGAGCGAATGGAGCGGCACGAGCGGGAGAACGGCATAGATCCGACAGCGGGTTCGACGCCATGGCCCACGCCGGATTGCAACACGTCGAGCTACAGCAACGGGGAGTTTGGCATGAATCTCCGGGAGGCATCGATGAACTGGCCCACGCCCCGCAGCGAGGACTCGGAGAGTTGCGGGAACCATCCGGGCGCGGTGGAGTCGCTGACGGGGGCGACTCGGCAGTGGGCAACGCCGAATGCACACGATGGGCGGAGGCCGGGAGTGGACGAGCATTCGACGCAGGGCGGGGACTTAAGCCGGGACGCTGCGATATGGACCACCCCGCAAGCCCACGATGCGGCGGGAGGAAACCCGGAGAGGGTTGGCAGGTTTGGGACGAAGCACGGCGGGGCGAACCTTGCGGACGATGTGACGCTATGGAAGGCCCCCGATGTCCCGAACGGCGGGCGCACGATGAGCGCGGCGAACGGGGCGACGGACAAGGGGAAGCGGCAGGTTGGGCTGGAGAACCAGGCGCGGTTTGCGGCTTGGCCGACGCCGAATGCCTGCGACGGGACCAAGGCCAGCCAACTCAGCCACCAGGGAGCGTGTCTGACGCGCAGCGCGGAAGTGGACTTCCACTCTTTCCCCCAGGTCCTGGAGACGCCGAAGCATGGCGTCGAATCCTCGCCGAACGCCCCGACCTCGCGCCGGCGGTTGAACCCGAACTTCGTGGATTGGCTGATGTCGCTGCCCCCAGGGTGGACCGATTACGGGCCGGTGGAAACGGCGTTGTGGTACTCCAGGGTGCGTATGCGTTTAGAGTGCTTGCTGAGCGAGCGGCGCTGAAATTCTAAACACCAGGCCAATGCCGACGGACTGACAAAGAGGAGCAAAAAAATGGGAAGACCCAAAAAACCGTGGATCGACGGGACGCCGTGCAAGAACTGCCGGAAGCCGTTGACATCAGACGAGCGTTACAAGCAGGCCGGCCGATTGTGTCGGGACTGCGGAAACGCAACAAGACAGGCGCAGCGAGACGCGCTACGGGCACAGTCGCCGATGCCGTGCCGGGCTTGCGGGAAGCCGATGACGGACGGGCGCGAGAAGCGGTTCGGCCGATGCGCGGCCTGTAAGGCGGCGAACGCGGGAAACTGCGCTTGCGGCGCTCCGGTCCATATCGGCAAGCGCTGCGTTGACTGCTATCGAATCGAGAAGGCGGACGCGCAATCACTGCGAAGGAATCGACCGGCGCGACTGTGTAAATGCGGGGCGCGGATCGGCGACGGCGCGACGAAGTGCCGGCGCTGCAACATGGCGTCGGTTGGCACGGCAACGACCGAGCGGCGGGCGGTGGCACCGGAACCGGTGGCGCGGCTTGTGGCGCAAGCGTGGCCGGGATTGCGCGGGCCTGGTGGGGAGTGGGAGAAGGGGCCGACGACCGTGCAGGGCTGGGCGACGTTGGACGGGGGGCGGTTGTGAAGGCGTATTACGAGGAGTCCGGGATCACGATCTACCACGGCGATTGCCGCTCGATTTTACCCACGCTGCCGAAGGTGGATCTGGTGCTGACTGATCCGCCGTATGGGATTGGATTTGCGGCTCAGCCTACGAAATGGCAGCGTCTCGCAGGACAAGCGCCGGAAGGCTGGGACGATATCACCGTCGACGGCCTGATGGAAATAATCAGACACGGGGGCATGCAGGCGGTTTGGGGCGGCAATTACTACCCTCTTCCAGTCTCGCGCGGCTGGATGTGCTGGTATAAGCCGGACGCTCCGCCAAGCATGGGAAGTTTTGAGCTTTGCTGGACCAATATCGACCGCAACTCTCGCATGATCTCTCACTCAATCTCAGCCACAAACGGCGAGCGAGTTGGGCATCCAACGCAGAAGCCGCTGGCAGTTATGAAGTGGTGCCTATCGTTACTCGGAGGAGCGCGCACCGTCCTCGACCCATTCATGGGCTCGGGAACCACGCTCGTAGCGTGCAAGCAAGCCGGGCTGCAATGCACGGGGATTGAGCGCGAGGAGCGCTACTGCGAACTCGCAGTTCAGCGCTTGCGCCAGGGCGTGCTGTGGGGTGCCGAATGACCCGCCCCACTGACAACCCCATCGCCACCGCCCAGCGTGAACAGTGCGAAGCGGCGGCGCGGTACATTGCGGACGGGCACCCGCTGGCGGAACTAGGCATGGGCGACTGGTTCGCGGAGGAGTTTCTGATGGAGCAGGAGGCGAAGAATGTCTAACTGGACACGGGCGCACGATGCCCACATTGCGCGGGAGTGCGAGGGGCTGGAGATATCAACGATAGACCTGCGGGACGGTGGCCTGGTTTATCACGATCAGAACGGCAAGTGGATGGCTCACTATAATTCCGACCCCGCCGCTGCCATCCGAGCGGCTGAGGCGTGGCGGAAGAAGGAGAAAGGGCGATGGTATAAGCAGGAGTCAGCGTGGGAATACGGCGCTGAGGAGGCTAGCCCTGCAGTGGCGAAAGTGTACGTTCACAGCGGTGAAAATTGGTACGGAACTGGAGACAGTGCACTCGTCCAAGCCCTGTACCGAGCAACAGGCGGCCCTGCATGACCCGCCAATGGACCCTAGCCGAATCCCGCACCATCGCCGAACGGGTGATGGAGTGGCAAGTATTTGAGTTCCGTGGGCGACTCGTCCGCGTCGATGGCGGCATGGTGCCGGATTGGCCGCATGTGGGCGCCGGCGAGGTGCTGGCGGCGATACAGATGGACGGGTGGCGCGTCGAGGGGTTCTGGACTGGGGCTAGCCATACGTTTTGCGTGCGGCTGAAGCACCCGATTACGAAGGCGAAGGCGGAGGGGAATTCGGCGAAGTGGGGCGAGGCTGTGATGCTGGCGGTTTTGGCGGCGGTGGAGGGGTGAGTCCGCCCGATGTCGAGCTCGTCGTATTGGGCGTGCCAGGGCCGCAGGGCTCGAAGCGGCACGTAGGCGGCGGGCGCATGATCGAATCCAGCAAGAAAGTTAAGCCGTGGCGTGATTCAGTGGCTTGGGCGGCGCGGGAAGCGATGGCGGGCCGTCCGCCGATTGATGGGCCAGTGCGGTGTCAGATGGTGTTCGTTTTTCCGCGGCCGAAGTCGCGCAAGCGGACGGCGCTGCACGACCGCAAGCCGGATCTTTCCAAGCTCATCCGCTCAACGGAGGACGCGCTGACCACGGGCGGGGCCTGGGCGGACGATGCGCGGGTGGTGGAGTACGTTGAGACGTGTAAGGTGTACGCCGGCGCTACCGGGCTGGGGATTAACAGCGGGGCCGTGGTGCGGATTTGGCGGGCGGACGTATGACCATCCTCGACCAACTAAAGCGCGCCGGCGCCGTGCTGGTGCGCCAGAAGAACCACCAGGTGTGGCGGCTACCGAACGGGCGGCGCTACGTGATGAGCCAGACGCCTAGCGATGGGCGGGCGGGTAGGAATCAGGCGGCCGTTTTGCGGCGGCTGTTGAAAACGAAGTAGACGGGCCGCTATGCCGACGCGGCTGGAAAGAGGGAGCAAGTGGATATTCAACGATTGAAGCGGCGAACGCGCGAAAACCAACAAGACGCGCTATTTACCAATGAGCCGAAATGGTCGGATTTGTGGTGGGGTATGCCTTTATTCGATATGGGCGATGCGCGCCCGTTATATCGCGTGACGGTCAATTTTTACTCAATTGACGACCTCACGCGATTTGGCGAAGTTTTAGGGGCCAGGGTCACGACAAAAACGGACACACTCACTTTTCCGCCAGAAGACCTCGCGAAGCCGTCGGAGTGGAGGTACGTCGATGAGCCGTAAGCCGCGTTACCCCATCTATATCCCGTCGAAGGGGCGGGCGTTTCGACCACTAACTATTCAACGGTTAACCGAAATGGGAATACCGTTCAACGTGGTAATCGAGCCAGAAGATGAGGACGAGTACCGAAAGGTGATCCCACGGCAAGCAACGCTATTGATTTTGCCGTTTTCCAACCTTGGGCAAGGTTCTATCCCGGCTCGTAATTGGATTTGGGAACACTCTATCGAGCAAGGCCATCAACGCCACTGGGTCATTGACGACAATATTGTGCGGTTTTACCGCATGAACTTCAACCGCCGCGTTCCATGCTGGAGCCCGGCTATATTTGCGGCGGCGGAAGACTTTACGGATCGCTTTACAAACGTTGCTCTATCTGGGTTTAACAATATCGCCTTTGCGCCAGACCGTAACCCGAACGTGGCCCCGTTTGATCTAAATACCCGCATCTACTCTATTTCCTTGCTTAATAATGCGATGCCATATCGCTGGCGCGGGCGCTACAACGAGGACACGGACTTGTGCTTGCGGGCTCTAAAAGATGGTTGGTGCACGATCCAATTCAACGCCTTCTTAGCAGACAAGGTGACAACCATGACGATGAAGGGCGGCAACACGGATACGGTGTACGCCACGTCCGACCACCGTCTAGAGTTCGCCGAGAGCCTAGTCCGCAATCACCCCGACGTGGCAAAGGTGGCGTGGAAGTTCGACCGCTGGCACCACGAAGTCGATTACTCGGGGTTCAAGTCGAACCGGCTTATTGAGCGCGATGGCTTAACCCCGGTGGGACGTCAAGACGAATACGGCATGACGCTAACCAAAGTGCAAAAGGAGGCGAAAAATGCCGCGCGCCCGTAACATCAAACCGGGATTCTTCGAGAGCGACGACCCGGCAAAAGTCGGCTACCCGCAGCGCCTTCTGTGGATTGCCATGTGGACGCTGGCCGACAAAGAAGGCCGCTTGGAGTACCGCCCTACACGGCTAAAAAAGTACGCCTTCGGCTTCGATCCGGCGACCGTGGAAGACGTCGCGCAGTGGGTTCACGACCTCCACGACGCAGGGCTGATCGTCCTTTATCCGGTCGGTTTGGTTGAGGTGATTCAGTGCGTGAACTTCCTAAAACACCAGCGGCCACACTATAAAGACCCGGAGAGCGAATACCCGCCTCCCCAAAGTTCCCCAAAGTTCCCCGGGATTTCGGTCAATGATAAGCCGATCATAGACGATTTCCCCAAAGTTCCCCAAAGTTCCCCGGGGAATCCTGGGGAAACGCTTGATGATACGTCAATGATAGGGGCAAATCCCGGGGAATCCTGGGGAAACGGCCTATCATTGGCCGATCATAGACGATTTCCCCAAAGTTCCCCAGGAAAAGCCCCGATGATAGGGGGGTCTCCCGGTATGAATGTTGAATGTGGAATGTTGAATGTGGAAGGGGGAAGGGGGAATGGCGCGCTGACGCCCGCCCCGCCCCCGCCACAGCAACTCCGCATCGAGGACAGCGGCCCCGACCCGGACGAGCTTTTCCAGGCGGCGGCGAAGTTCGCATGTGAGCACCTGCCAGCCGGCGGAGATGTCGGGCTCACGGCTTCGGCGATGCGCTCGGAGTTCCAAAAGTCGGCCAGCTTCGAGGGTAACCCGGCAGGGTTTTGCCTGAGCTTCACCGCCAGCGTCCGCAAGTGGCGCGCGGCATACGACGCAAACCCTGACTTGCGGACGAAGCAGGCGCAGTGGTGGACGCGGGACGGCACCTACTCGCAAGCCCCGCCAGCACCACGGGCGCCGCGCCGGTTTGGGCCGGTAGACCTGAAAGCCGGGCTGGAGGTGGACGATGCCCTGTAATCGCGGCACGGCCAGCGCGCAGCTAAAGCGCCTCTCAAACCTGCAAGGGTTTGGGTTTATGGCACCGGAGGCATTCACGGAACTAATTGACGTACTTTGCAGCCACGCGGACGATGCCAGCCATGCCAGGGAAGCCGTTGATATTCTTTTGGCCCGCAAATCGCTTCCTACTGGGCCGCAGGACGTTGCGGACGCCTTGAACGAGGTAAGGCATACCCAAGCGCAAGAAAACGCTCCTAGGGCAAATTCAGCCGGGTGCGGACGGGAGATACCAGGGTGGACTTACTGGGATTACGACCCATCGGCGCGCGGGCTGGAGAAAGTACACCACCCAGCGCGCTGCGTCGGCGGCTGGGTGCGCGTCACGAATTGGGTGCGGGTGCAGGGCATGGTGGACGACGACGGAGCGCCGCTCAAGCAGCCTTACCACTTCACGGGCAAGTGCAAGTGCGCGGGAGGTACGCTGTGAAGCCACGTATGCGAGCCATTGCGGCCGAAGTCGAGCGCCTATACGAGCTGCCAGCGGGCGAACTCTGCCGCCCAAGCCGCGTGCGCTCCATCTGCGTACCTCGCCAGGTAGCAACGTGGATTATGCACCGACGCGGCGCCTATTCACTTCACCAGATCGGCGCATTTCTTGGGCAGCATCACACGACGGTCATGCACGCGGTGCAGAAAATCGATGCGCGAATTGGCGATGACGAGATCGCCTTTGTGAAACAAGTGGTGGATAAAATGTGGATAACCAAGGAACACGCTTGATTCGCGATTATCATTGGCCGTACTCTAATTTCAGGCCAGCTACGAGCCAGCCTCTCCCCGGTGGGTGCCATTCACCGCTACTCCTCAGCAATGAGGGGGACTACAGGGGGAGACGTGCGTGGAATTAGCCATTAAGCTTGCGAAGCGACTTGTCATATGCGAAAACGCAAGCGGTGGCAAAAAGGGGATTGACTTACACACGGTTCGTCGCCTCATTGCAGGCGGTTTAGTAGCGTCACTAAAGCGCAGGCAGAAAGACGGAGCAATCGTCAAAGTGATGCTGTTAGCCGAGCCAAACGAGATCGCAACCCGAATTACGGCGCAAACGGAAGTGGTAGAGCTGGGCAAGACATGGGTGCACACGCGCAACCTTGGGCTGTTCGGTCAGGCACGGGGATGAGTGCCTACCCACTACTGCCCACGCTGCAACGCCGCGCATGATGGGCGATGCGAGCAAGGGCGCAAGCAGTACCAGAGGCGATTAGACGATAGGCGCGGGACAAGGCAAGAGCGCGGGTACGACGCGGATTGGTATAGGCTACGCACGCAGCACCTGATCCAATGGCCATTGTGCGCTGACTGCCTAGACCGCAGGCATTACGTGGCAGCGACCGAGGTGCATCACATAGCCAAGCTCAGTGAGCATCCAGAGCGAAGGCTTGACCCTGAGAACCTGATGAGTCTGTGCCGGTCATGCCATAGCGTGCGGACGGCGCGCGGCGAGTGACCTATTAGGCCGTCCCATTAGCGTATTCGGTAGAGCCTAAGTCTATGTCTTTTAATTTAGTATGATGGGTAGGGCGGGTCGAAAGTTTGAGGCGAACGGCGGGGAACCGCACGATGACTCCCTAGATCGGAAGA